CATTTGTTGCATCGTCGTCGTGCGCCGCGAGTGCAGCAAGTTGGGTGGTTGCCAGCTGGTTGCTGGTTTGCAATGTGGCGCTGGTTTGCGCGTGCTGCGAAACCGCGTCAATTTTGGTGGTCATGTCATTGACCCAGTCATCAAATTGTTGGGTGAGTTTGGCTTTTTCGGCCTCGCCGTTCTTTTCATACCGGCTCATGAGCGCTTGATTTGCCGCGACCGGCCCTTTGGAAGCCACCAAAAAGTTTTTACGCGCGGTCTCCACCGTGCTGGGAGCATTTTTTTCGGTGATGAGCGCCGCTGCGTACTGATTTTGGGCGTCGGTTACTTGCTGCTGTTTGTAGCAGTTGGTGCCTTTTGCGCACGCCATGTTTGCGGTGTTGATCATTTGAGTCATTTGATTCATGAGCTGCATTTGTTGAAATTGCGCGTTTTGGGAGGACGACGCAACAGATGCCGCGGTTGCGTCAGTCATTGCTGCTTTGCGGGTTGCTGTGCCGGGTTGGACAATTTGTATTATATTTAACAAATAAAAAAATATAATGCATTGAATGTTTTTATGGTCGGGTCGGGTCGGGTCGGATCGGAGTGCATTTATTCGCCGCCGCCGCCGCCCTGATGGTCTTGGTCTTGGTCTTGGCCTTGATCTTCGTCGTAAATGATGGCCACATTGCGCCACACGCCGTTCGTGTATTTGCCGAACTTCTTGTCCATGAATTCATACAGCTCGGCGCCCTTGGGCACATCGCGCCCGTGCCCGCGCACGTACCACTGTTTGAAGGTTTCATACAGCTCGGTCTTCTTAATGCCGCGCCCGCCTTGCTGCATCTTAATCTTGTCGCGCGCAAACTCGGACAAGTAGTCCTGTCCGAGGCGGTATTTTTGGCTGCTGGCGGTCACCATGCTGCACGGCTTCACCAGACCGTTGGTCTTGAACACGTGCTCCACCAGCATGGACATGAACGTGGGCGCCCAGCGCTTCAGCTTCTCGTCCAGCATGCGGTCAATCTTGAACTGGTACGGGTTGTCCACGTCGCCTTCGGGGTTCGGTTCGTCGCAGAACTTGGACATGAAGTCCACCTTTTGAATGCGGCGCCACGTGCCGTCGTCGTTGCTCTTGATTTCAAACATGGTGTTGGTGCAAACCACGAGCTTGAACTGCGGCACAAAGGTGACCATGTCCTTGTAGAGAGCGCGCCCCTGCAACGGGTCGCCGGCCGACACCTCCTTCAGCACGCCCTCATTGATTTGGTCGCCCTTGGAGGGTTCCTGCATGACGGCATACCGGATGCCCATGAGCTGCGCAATTTCGGACGACGTGCCGCCAATGCCGTTGCGCTTGTTCGTGATGAGCGTGATGGGCACGGTGGCCTTGTACTCGCCGAAGCAGCGCGACATGAGTTCCGTCAGCTTGGACTTGCCGTTGCTGCCCGCGCCCACGTAAATCTGGAACGTTTGGTCGCGGTTCACGCCGATCAAGCACGACGCCAGATGATCCCACATGTAAGCGCGCAGCTCCTCAAGGGGGAACAGCTGCACCATGAAGTCGTTGATTTCGGCAATCGCGGTGGCGTGTTTGACGCGATCCAGCGGCACGTAGTCAATGTTGGTGCATTTGCTGATGTTGTCGTCGGGCTGGCCGCGGCGGAAGCGCTTTTCCGTGAAATCAATGACGCCGTTGCTGTAGCACATGAGGTGCGTGTTGGTGTCCAGCGTGTCCACAAAGTTGCGGTCGTAAAACAGCTCGCGCGCCTCCTTCATGATGTTGTTCTTGAACGTGGTGGTTTTCAGCCGCATGCAGATCTCGGTGAATTTCTCGGCGCGCATGCTCTTGTCCTTCCACTCGTCGCTGCCGGGGTCCTCCTGATTCATCAGCGCCGTGTTTTCAATCTGCTTGCTGTGATACATGGTGTAAATGTCCTTGGAAATCATGAGTCGCAGCGCGTTGCCGGAATCGCACTCCTCCCAGCGCTGCCCGTTGAACGAAAACCAGGCGTTGTTCTTGATGCTCACGCACACGAACTTGTCCTTGGCGTAATTGAACGCCACGTGCGCCAAATCCACGTCGGTGGCTTCCTTGGTCTTCATGGTCTCCTCCATGTAATACTCGTTCGTCTTGCGGCGGATGTCCTCGTAGGCTTCGCGCGCATCGGTCTTGGCCCAAAACATGATGGAGCGCTTGGTCAGGCAGCGCCCGTCCGCCGGCGTGTTCATTCCAAACTGCTGCCACTTGTCGTAGAAATCAATGATCATGTTGTAAGCGAACTTGGTGGATTTGGCACTGAACGCCATCCACGTGAGGAACAAGTGCGGGCTCGTGTTGCGCAGCGCCCAACCCACGCGGATCCACTTCGGCTCCGAATCGTAGTATGCCGCCGGCAAACACATGGTGTATTCGTGCGTTTCGCGCACCTCGTACGCCCGCTGTTCAATGGCCGAATACATTTGTTCAATGGCCGAGTTCAGCTTCTGTTCGTCCGTGATGTCGGACAGCTGAATGATTTCCACGGGCGGAGGTTGGAACACGCTCTTTTTTTCATTCCCACCGTCGTCGGCATTTGCCGCTCCGCCACCACCGCCAGCAGCAGCACCGCCGCCACCGCCCGCCTTCGCGCGGCGCTGTTTCGGACCACCAATGGTTTGTTTCATTGCGGCATGCTCGTCCTTTGCGGCGTCTGCAATTTCAAACCCAGCGTGATACGCATACTGCGCCGTGATCAGCTGGAAATTCACGCGCACGTCAAACATGGACACGCTTCGTTCGTGAAACCCCAGCGTGCACTCCTCGTCCAGATTCATGACATACCAGTATTTCAGCACATACGCTTGGTGCCCGGGCTTGCGCGATCCATACAGTTGCCAATTCGTGCTGCCGCGCACGATGCTTTCGTCCAACACATCCTCCCACGAATTCGTGAGCGGCAAATCTCCCCAAATGCTCGGCATTTGCTTCAACATGCGCTTGCGCAACAACATTTGCAATGCGCGATCCATTTTCATGCCGATTAGAATATGGATGCCGTCCTTGGTGGTGTCCTCCAGCAAATTCACGTCTGGTTTTTCAAACACGAAAATGGGCAACAACGTGCCGGGCGTGAGCACCACCAAGTCGGACAATTGATCAATGATGGTTTCCACCACAATGGAAATGTGCTCCTTCGTGTGCTGACGCGTTTCAATAGCCGGATCGTAGCGCTCGTCAATGTCAATCAATCCGGGTCCATTGTCCACCAGTTGGCGCTCGGTCAAGAATTCTTGACGGCCTTGCATGAACACGTGATCCGTGTATTTCCTGTAAAATTCGCCGATGTCGTCCGACGGCACGGTGTAAGTGCCTCCCGATATTCCCAATTTTTCGCTGCCAATGCGCGTGTGCGTGTGTTGTTCTCCTTTTTTTGAATACCTCTGTCTGATGAACGCATCAAACGCAGTTGCTTGCGGCTTGAATGATTTTGAGGATGATGATGCCATGGGTTCGTGTTACGGGTGGGGTGATTGTTGATACATTTAATCAACATTTTTTTATTTCAATTTTTCGCTTAATGTTGTAAAAAATCGGATCCTTCAAAATCCGCCTTTTTCATTTTGGTGAAAAATGTTTTATTAAAAAACAGACATAAAACATAAGTGACATGCATAACATGCATCAATAAGCGCGCAAAATGCAACCACCCCTCCCTATATCCGGATCAGCCCCCCCCGTGTTCATACCCAAAGAGACGACGATGCGGTTGCTGAAAGACGTGCGCGAAATGATGACGGCGCAATTGTCGGGCGTGCACTACATGCACAGTGAAACCGACATGCTGTGCGGGTACGCGATGATTGTTGGACCCGAGGATTCATTGTACGACGGCGGCTACTACTTTTATAAATTCAAATTTCCGCCGGATTATCCGCACTCCCCGCCGCTGGTGGAGTTTTTGACGAACGACGGCGAGACGCGCATGCACCCCAACATGTACAAAAACCGACGAATGTGCATGAGCATTTTGAACAGTTGGCGCGGCGACCAGTGGACCGGGTGCCAAACCATCAAGTCCGTGCTGCTGACCATCATGTCGCTGCTGGACAGCAAGCCGCTGCTGAACGAGCCCGGCATCACCGAGCACAACCCCGATTTCGCCACGTATCACCGAATCATTCAGTGCAAAAACTACGAGTTCAGCATGCTGCACTTGTTGAAGTCGCCGGCCGTGTTCAAACAAACGATTGCCGACATTGAATTTCACGAGCAGTTTTACGAGCACATGTGCGTCGCATTTCGGGCGTCGCATTTGCGGCATTCGGTTGCCATAGATGCCCTTGCGTTGAAGCATCCCCACTCCGAAACGTTGCGAACCACGCAAGTGTATCAAATAACCGCGGCCGTCAACTACCCCGCGGTGGCAGTCGCGTTTCAATCGGCCGTGAAACGGCTGGTCCCGAGCGAGTAACTAGTCGCATCGTGGTGCATCGCGGGTGTTATCATTTAATTCAAAAATTGAATTAAACAATGTTGCATCATTTTATAGTAACATCCACACATCAGCCGACACAGAGAAAGAATGCACTTTTGCACCGAATGCGGCAACATGTACTACATCCGGCTCACGGACACGAACGGAATCGTGTATTATTGCCGCAATTGCGGTCACGACGACGCCACCGTGACCATTGATGACGTGGTGGTTTCGCACACGTCCTTGAAATCGGGCAAAAATCAGTACGCGCACGTTGTCAATAAATACACCAAGCTGGATCCCACGCTGCCGCGAATCAGCACCATTCTGTGCCCCAACACGGAGTGCCCGTGCAACCGCGACCACAACCCGACCCAATATGCAGACCGGGCTGCAATTGTGGGCACATCTGCGGAAGAAGAAGCAATAAGCGCCGGTGGTGGTGCTGCGGCGGCTTCAAACGCAGACGACGCAGTTCCGCGCGAAGTCATCTATCTGCGTTACGACGACATCAACATGAAGTACATTTACTTGTGCGCCGTGTGCAACACCATTTGGAACACCGAACACATTTAAAAATTTAGGAAATTTGCAAATCATTTTGTTATATTTAGCAAAAAATTGAATAAAGACACCCCGATAACTACATGCATTAGATAAAACAGACCCCAGACCCCAGAATGTCAGCACCCCCCAACTCATTTTCAATTACTGCCCTGCAGATCACCGATCCCGATGCGTTTCGCGAGAGGGTGCGCACCAAACTGACCGACCGATTCCTGAAGATGAAAATGAATCAAGACGCGGCTTCAAACGCCGCCCTCAATTTAGACCGCGGCATCTACAATTACACGCTGCGTGAATCGGATGCCAAAAACATTGTGAAGAAATGGGACAACGGGTATTTCGTGCAGATTTATGCCGACCGCCTGCGCACCGTGTGCATCAACCTGGCGAATGACCACGTGGTTCAACTCATCACTTCCAAGCAAATCAAGGCGCACGAGCTGGCGTTCATGACGCACCAAGAGATGCATCCCGACAAATGGAGCGCACTCATTAAGGCGAAGCAGGTGCGCGATAAACACAAATACGAAACCAAGGTGGAGGCGTCCACCGACAACTTCACTTGCCCAAATTCCAAATGCCGTTCCACCAAATGCACGTACTACCAACTGCAAACGCGGTCGGCGGATGAACCCATGACCACCTTTGTGACATGCATTGATTGCGGAAAACGGTGGAAGTGTTGATTTAGCGAAATTAAGTACCTATTTATCCATGTATTTATCCATGTATTTATCCATGTATTTATCCATGTTTATGATTATTTTTTTTTTTCTTCACATGTATTATAACCAAATAATAATCAAAATGTCCGGAGGTCGCAAAACTTATCGCCGCAAGGCTCACGGAGGTCGCAGGTCTCGCAAGGCTTGCCGCGGCGGTCGCAAGTCTCGCCGTCGTCACTAAATCATCATTGACAACTTAGAATCATTGACTTATAAAATTAATTATTTGCATGGCAAAATCCATGCAAATAAAAATACACAGCAGACCCCCAATCCCCTGATGCCCATATGCCCAGATTTAAATGAGTTCCAAGTCAGCCAAGCGCCAATACTCCGATTTCCCGCCCGGCAGCGGTCTGCGTATGATGAAGGGCAGCACCTTTTGCTGCAATTCCAGCTGCGCAATCAAATACCCGTCAATTATCTTTTTGTCCACGGGAATCATGGGTTGGGCACCTTGGTTCAGTTGCTTTGCGCGCTGACCTAAAATGCGCGTCTTCTCGTATTTGGTCAGAAACGGCATCGTCTTGTGCATGACATCCGTGATCACGCCGTCGGCGTTTCGCACCACGCGTGCAAGGGCGCTCACCTCGGTATTGTTTAAATGCATCATCTCTTGGTGGAACGACGTAATGTAATTTTCGTGCATCTCGGTCTCGAATTTACGCAAATAATTGTTGCCGTCGTCGCTGTCGTCGTCGTCGTCGCCGGATCCGTCGCTGTCGCCGCCCCCTTCTGCGTGTTCAATGTCGTCGTATGAATTTTGCAGAGTGGTGATGTCCTGCAGCGTGGCCTTGCCCTTGGGCGGCTTGGACGACGCAATCGCCCGCTTGTTGGCAATCGTTGCCTTCTTTTTCGCATCCGAATTTGCAACGGTGGATGCGGCCGTGGCCGTCTTTTTTGCAAGCATTGCCGGGGTTTCAATCGCGGGTTCTTCAAACCCAACTTCTCCAATGTCCGCAAAATCGTCGTCGTCGTCGTCGTCATCGTCGTCGTTCGTTCCAGTTGAAACGGAGTCGCTGTCGTCCGTGGCGTCGGTTTCAGTGTTGGTCCCCGTGTCGGTGGATTCCGCATCGGATTCCTCCTCCTCCAATTCCGCGCCGGCAATGGCAGCATTACTGCCGGCGTTTGCGCGCGTATTTGCACGCGTAATATCCCGCTGCTGCTCCTCCTCGTCATCGTCATCGTTGCCCTTCGCACGATGCATTCCACCCAATTTGAAAAGATTTTGCATGTCGCGGTGGTTGTGATTGTTATGGTGATTACTATATTATAACTACATATACTTTAATACGTTTCAATTTTTATTTTAATCCAGTTCCGACATGTCTATTAAACATTTCCTCTCGGGCTGAGTTAGCCAAGCCTTCAGGAAGGAGGCGCTGGAACCGGAGGCGCTGGAACCGGAGGCGCTGGAACCGGAGGCGCTGGAACCGGAGGCGCTGGAACCGGAGGCGCTGGAACCGGAGGCGCTGATTGTCGCCCCAGGGCTGCGACGCTTGGGCGCCCGATGCTCGCATCCCTGCGGATTGCTGCGTTCTTTCACGATGGTTTGCCACATGTCGTCCAGCACTTTTATGGCGTGTTGAAACCACAGCTTGTTTCGCAGCACCAACACGCAGCTCATCTTTTCCAAGCGCCAGCGGATGGTCTTCATCCACATGTGCGCGCGGTTCCGCTCCATGGCGTCGCTGAACCACGCCTCTGTTTCGGCTCTACTACAGCCAATCGGCTCGTATTCGTAGTGCGGCCGGCCGTCCTTCATGAAATAAATTATGACGCCAGTCATCAACGCATCATTCGGATCGGACATGGGCATGCCATCGTCGCCATCGTCGCCTTCTTCTGAGAACTGCGTCTCCAGAAAATCGCACTCGTTCAAGTCCGCGGTTTCCATCTGCAGCTGCATTTGAATCCAGTACTCCTTCTTCGGAATGCCCGTCATGTCGCGGTTCACGATGTTCTTAATCTCCAGCATGCGCCCGTACCGCTGCGAACCCGGGTCCACGTTGATGCCATCCGGCGACGCACCCAGAAACAGATGCTTGTCGTGCTGCAGGCAGCCGAAATCGTCCACCCGGGTGTTGTACATGTGCTCGTAAATCATGCGCGACACCGGCTCGTACTTTTGCCCCCAGTGCATCGGCGATGCCGTGTTCACGTACTCTTTTGCTTGACTCAGCTGTAAGGGCTTGCACTTCTCGTAAATGAGCTGGTTCCGGCACGCCGGGCTCTCAAACGCCTTCCACGCGTTGCTGGCGGTCAGCAGGTCGTGCCGGAACCGGTACCACTCGGGCGTGCGCTGGTCGGGCTGCGGTTTGCCCCGAATGTGCGCCAGCTTCGCGTCAATCACTGCCACGTTGGGCGGCTTGCGGATGAACGTGCTGCCGCATTCGCGCGCGGGGTTCGCACATTTGAAATACAGCGCCTCGCAGAACCGGCACAGCGCGTCCGCTTCCAAATCCATCGTGGCGGAGAATTCAAACGCGTGTATTCCCTCAAAATACTCGTGCAGCACGTCGTGCACCACGTCGTGAAAATCGGGCGCGCTGAACGCGAGCGGGTTGTCGCAAACGTAAGCATCCAGATGCAGCAGCATGTCTTCTATGGTGAGCAGCATGTCTTCATCCCCAAATTGATCAAAGAGAGTAGAGAGATATTCGCGGGGTAAATCAATATCCGTTGCCCATTCCGCATTTATTGCGCGCAACGCATCCAACGATTTGAACCATTCGCCGAATTGCGCATCCATTTGCAATTGCAAATCGTTATAACCGTTGAACTATATTAAAGAAATGCATTTATATAGTTATTTTATACTCTTTTTATAATGCTATACATCACGATGACCGACATAAATAAGCACGTAGTATGCATTGCAGGCAAGCGCAACGTCGACAAGCTTAGCGACAAGCTGTTGAATAAGGAGAAGCCGCAGCGCGCCCGCACGCTGAAATGGACAATTGACGACGCATTCTTTGCCCATGACAAGCAGATGGAGGTTCTGCGCCGCTTAATTGCAGATGACACTTCATTAGAAGAGAGAAATTTCTTCATAAAAGAAATCAAGCATAAATTAGACGGATACGCGAGACAGGACGTCGCGAATGGCATTCACGATTTATCCCCCATTATCTCTCTAGATGTAACGATTGAATTGTTGTTGGTGAGTAAGATGCGATGCGCGTACTGTCGCGACGGTTGCGAGCTGATATACAAGGACGTGATGGCACCGCGTCAATGGACGTTGGACCGCGTGGACAATGACCAGGGGCACACCAGTGGCAACGTTGTTCTAGCGTGCCTGGCCTGCAATTTGCAGAGGCGCACCATGGACGCCGAGAGATTCAAGTTCGGGAAACAGCTGCGCATTGTCAAGGGGGTTTAATTGCATCATTGTTTGAGTATGGATAAAAGCAGTAATGGTTGCCGTTTTTGCGTTTTATGCATTCACGCGTTCACGTATTTTCTACTTATGCGATTTGCGGAATTGGTTCGTACGATTAACTCGTCCGTTATTGTGCCCGACATATCGGCAACATCGTTTGCCGTTTGTTTTGCACCATCATGCGGAGAACCAAATAATAGAACTGCATCCCCCACTTTATCACGCTGTTTCGCCTCTATTACAATCTGATCCATGCTAATATTACCCAACACTTTCCGTTTGGTGCCATTAATAAACACGTGCAATTTGCCCGAGGATGAACGTGGAATGATGTCAGCATATCCAATTGCCGACACGCAGGTTAACATGTCTTTTTTGGCTATAAATTTATTGTCATACCCCACGTCAGCCCCCTTTGATATGTGCTTTATTTGTATAATGCGCGAAGTTACCGTCATGGCAGGTCGCAAATTATCATTGCGTTTTCCGCTTGGGTCCAAGCCATACACTGCCAATCCAGGGCGCGCCAATGTGAAATCGGACACATCATAGTTCAAGCATCCTCCCGAGTTGGCAATGTGGACATGTTCAAACGTAATGTTGTGTTTGCTCGACAGCGTGTCTCTTAGTTCTCTAAATAATGTAAGTTGTTTTTTTGTGGTGGCGTCATTTTTTATTTCGGATTGTATAAAATGACTCATTAGTCCCACCAATTTTACATTCGGATGGGATGAAAGCAGTTTGGCAGCATGGATCGCTTCGCTGTATGGAATTGCTGCTCTATCAATGCCGGTGTCTACAAACAGATGCGCGCGAACCTTTTTGCCATATTTTGCTGCTAGTTTGCATATGATGTGTATGTGTTTCTGGTCAATGACGGCAATGTCAATGTTTTTGCGAATGGATTCCGCGAGTTCCTTGCCATGCGTATCATACAACCACGCAACAATGTGTCCATTGTCACCACTATTTCGCAACATTAACGCTTCCCCCAGGGTTGCAACCCCGATCATTTTCACATTATGATCTCTAGCTATTCTGGAAATCTGAATCGCACCGTGTCCGTATGCGTTTGCCTTTATCACAGGCATGACATCCGTTTTTGACATTTTACGCAAATAATCTATATTATGTCGTATGGCCGCCGCGTCAATGGTGGCAGTAATGTCTGTGTGTTCGGATGGAATGTATTCTACCAGTGGATGTCCAACTGAATTGCGTTTACGAGTGCATTTATTTTGTATTAAACGGCTTTTCTTTGTCAGATGTGTCGGCGGCATTTACATATATCATATATATTAGTTATGGTTCTTGCGAGTTCTTGTTTTTCTTGTTTTTCTTGGTTTTCTGCGTGATTTTCGCAGGGTTCTTTTTGCGCCACCCCCAGGCTTGGGTGAACCCTTGGGCGAAGCTTTGGGTGAACCCTTTGTACCGCGTTCAACCTTTTTTTGTAATCTAAAATCGTATTCAAGATAGTTGGGATTCGTGTCATCATCCTGCCTTACTACCCAGACAAAATAATCAACTAAATTGGATAAAACACGCGCCCTTTTTTCTTGTTCTTTTGTGCATGTTCTAGTTCCAGACCTTGGAACCTCCTTCGACATCGCTGTAACATATTCCTTGACCGTCAAGTCGGCGGTATTCAATTCAGGAAACCTCGCTTTGAATTTTTTTATGTATGCCTGGTCAAAGTATTGCTGGTCAACCAATTCAGATAATAATAAGTGCATCGGTTTATTTATGATAACTGCATTATGCGCCACATTGGCATCATGATTTAATGATTTATAACCGAAGGAATTATACCATGATTCGCCAGTCGTTAAAATTTTTAGATAACGCAAATCAATGTTCTGTCCAGCACATACATTTATGGATGAGCCATCCTCCAATTGTATGTATTTGACGCGTGACCAAGGCGGAGCCGGAATGGTTTTTACCATTTCTTCAATCAACTTTATCATTTCGCGAGTGAGTGGCATGCCGTCGCCACATTTGACTATTTTTGAAATATACAATACAGTGCCATCATCGTCGTCTTCGTCTTCAATGAATTCAAATTCTAAACATACCTTGCGACCGTTTTTTATTTTAAAGGATCCATTTTCGAATGTTACATCAAATTTAAATGGTTCCACCATGTTACTATTTATTAATTATTAATTATAGAATAAATAACTAAAAAATATATTTTTTTAGGAGAACCCAGGTTTCCTCTCCTTGTGTTTTTGTTTTTATTTTGCTAAATGAGGGAAAGGTTCGGAAAACCGTAGGTTTTCTGATTAGAGTTCCCCGCGCACGAACATGGCGATGATTTCCGGCATTGACGCGTCAAAGCCCGCCAAGTTCAACGTGTTGCGGTCGTTCGGATCGGCGATGGTCAAGTTGTTCGCGGTCATTCCCACCACGATGAGCTTCGCGTCCGGCTTGTTTGCTTTCACGCGGTAGTTCTCCAAAGCAACCTGGGGGTGCACTTTGCCCGCAAACGTCTCGCTGTCCGTCATCACGATGAACACATCCACGTTCAGACCTTCCTCCATCGCACGAAGCATGGGGAGCGAGCAGTCGGTGGCGCCGTATGGTGCATTGGTTGCCTGGATGAACTGGTCCAGCGTCATGCCGCGCTTCACCAGATGGTCAAAGTTGCGGAACCCATTGTCTGTGGTGAGCGTGGATCCGTACCCGGAGGTTGATGATGAAGTGAAACCGCGCACGTAGACATGGCCGCCGCCATTATGCTCGGTTTCGTAGAGCATGTGCGCCAGCGCGGCCGAGGCTTGCCTGCAACTGATGGCGGGACATCCCATGCAGGCAATATCCATGCTGCCGCTCACGTCCAGTGCGGCCATGTAGCGTTTGCCCGTGGGTGCCACATTCTTGAACGAACGCAGGAAGGTGGTCGTGAGTTGGTCGCGCACTCGTGGCGACACTGTCCATGCCAGTGCGCCCTTCATTGCCTTCCCCATGCCGTAGATTCTGGAAGCAATCAACACCTTGAACGGGTGAATGCGCGAACGTTGAATGTCCTCCTCGGATGAAAGTCGGGCGCAGATGAAATCCGTGTTTGGCCCCATGAAATTCGGCAGCGACGACAGCTTTCCCAGATTGCGAGTGAGGGCCTCCAGCGGCATTCCGGCCTGCTTGCCATTGGCGCCCTTTGACTTCAACAGCTCCGTCCAAAGTTCTGAACTGTTCAGCAAATGCGTGGGAATCTGCTCGCGCACCAAGCCGTGTTCCCGCACCAGTTTGATGGCTTTGTAGAGGTCGGCCACGCTCGTGGTGCAGGCCTCAATCTCCATGACAGCCTGCAAGTAGATGGCGGTCTCAATGAGGTCGCGGGGAGGAGAAGAATGCTCTTGCTTGATTGCCTCTGGGTTTACCTCTTGATCCTGATCCTGATCTTCGCTGATCACAATGTAGTTGTTTTCGTGCTCGCCCGTCTTGTGCATCGGTTTGCTCGGATCACACTGCCACACGCCGTCCACAATGAATTTGAAGTCGTGCGTTCCAGGTGGAAACTCCAGCGAAATCGTGAATCCGCCAGTCGGCACGCGGTTCATGAACATGCGCCTCCACCCAAATGCCGATGTCGCAATCTCAACCTTTGCCGCTCGGGTCGCTTCGGTCACTTGTGTCTCCTGGAATTTGATCTGCGTTTTCTTGATCGGGTTCTTTGCTTCAACTTGCGCCGATCCGCCGCCGAAGACGGTTTGAATCGCCGATTTGAATCCAGACAGGATGCTGTTCGTTTTGGTCGCTTTTGCGGGTGCTTTGGGTTCCTTGGCTGCCTTGGCGTTCACAGTCGCATTCGCTTTTCCAGTCGCATTCGCTTTGGTCGCATTCGCTTTTCCAGTCGCATTCGCTTTTCCAGTCGCATTCGCTTTTCCAGTCGCAACCGGAATGGGCGTGTCCAGCAGCTGCATGGCCCGCTCCTGCGTTATTGCGGCGATGATGTCGGTCAGCAGCTTGCGCATGAAGTCCTTTTCACCTCGGGCGCAGGCAAACACGAACTTGAACACCAAACGCGCGCCGTCGTCCTTGAGTGACGCGGGATTGACGTGCAACATGCGCAGCAAATCCTCATGGCGCCACCCTTCGCGGTTCTTGTACTTGGTGAGTGCCGTCGCCAGCTCCAGACCACGCCGCGAAGTGTAGTACTGGCTCAGCGCTTTCCGAAACCCGCTCCCCCAGCCCTTGCCCTTCTCCTTTCCGGGCTTGCACTGCGACAAGTCCGTCACGTAGCCAGCCAGCATGAACACGTGCGTCGGAATGCGCACACATTTGGGAACCAGCGCCAGTGCCATGACTTTTTTATCCACGCTGGGTGCAAACACGATGGCCGCCGCGAGCGTCAACAGCGTCGGCTCTTGGCGCGCAGCCAGTCCTCTGACCGAGATGTCCTCAATCATTGCGCACAACTGCTTGAAATCGTCCGGATTTTTGCTGCGAATCACGCAGAGAACGGCCGTGTTGCACTCGGTGGACACTTGTTCGCTGGTCTGGTAGTAGTTGCCGTTGTCCTTGGCGCCCATGACCAAGTAGCGCCTGGCGTGTTGCAGATCGGACAATTTCCACACAAACCCACCCGCATGGTTTGCCACTTGGTCAATGTCAATTTTGCACCACTGCGGAACCGTCGCACGACCCGCGCCGAGTTGCGACGTCATGGTTCCGGATCCTGTTCCCGCTTTTGCCGCCGCACGCCTTTTCTTGTTGGCACGCTTCTTCTTGTTTTTGCCGGCATTCTTTCCAACGGGCGGCCTTCCTCCATTCATGCTTGATGTGGACTGCATTGTTTGTTGTCTGCTGTGGGTTGTTGGCTGGTGTTGTTGTTGAACTGTTGAAATGCTGTCAAAAACGGACAACCTTTCAATTTTTCGGGTTATTTGAATTAAATGCATTCCTCTTTAAATGCATTTGAAATAGTATTACGCGTCATGAACTCATGAACCTCTTTTTGATTTTGATTTTGATTTTGATTTTGATTTTTTAAATTTACGTGTTTTCAACCTACCACCACCGTCTGATTCTGACAATGCTCCTTTCAACGGCCACATATCACGTTTTGACAACTCACGGATTAATTTAGCTGCTTGGTCTTCATGAAGACTCTCTGGACCTGTATCAGTTTTACCTAACCAAAAACACATATCACGAATTTTATCATGAATGCCAAATGATCTACGATGAATTATATAGTTTACAACATTTGCATAAGGTTTTAGAGGATCGTACTTAATTCCACTACTGATCAAATAATCAGATAATCGGTGCTTTATGATTTTATCTAATTCGTCTATTTCATAAGTAAAACGGTCAGGCAAAGTAGTGCCACGAACATAAGGATCACCATGCAGTCGTTTAAGTAACTTTAGTCTATCGTCCTTCCACTCATTACCGTATACATGGATTGCTAATTCGGAGAACAATTCTTCTTTCCAATTTTTTTTATGTCGGCGTACCGTGCCGCCCTCGCCCTTGTTATGTTCGTCAAGCGTTCTTTGAATAAAACCGCGTTGTTCTGCTTCGGTTGGAAATTTGTCTTGAAACCGCGCGCGCAACAAATAATTATGTTCTTTCTGAATCTCACTAAGAACCTGTTTGATCTCTGCTATACCAATCCGTTTTTTACAACCATGGATTATTTGAATGAGGCTACACACCAATGAGCGTTCATTCGGATCACTGATGTGCATGTTCCCCGAAACAAAATCGCATTCCTCTTCCGCGCGATGTGCTCTCAATCCCCATGTTTCAGGATCTGACTCATCATCATCTTGGTTAGCGCGTCTTCGTATGCGGGCTGTCAACCATGCATTGTGTTCCTCGTCTAATCTTCCAGGAAATGCGAGGCAATCCACACACTTTGCCGGGGTTATTCTGCTGTGTTCGCAAGGACCCGTTGTTTCAGGAAACGTCACATTTGCCGTCTTCCTTGGATGTACAAAGTTTCTACCAATACACGCTGCTTGAGCCGGCAGACGTTTTAATGCTCTGAATTTTGACATAGTATGCCGGTATAACATACTCGCATATTTTATTATCACCTAAATTTTGGGTTGCTGGCTACAACATTTACATTTTGCGGTGGTGCATCAAATCGTGATCGTGGCGTATTTCATGTGTTTGTTGTTCAGGCCCGGGTAATGCTGTTTCAGAAATGCGGCCAGGCGCCGTCCGTCGCGGTGCTTGCCGTGGTGCCGCATGAAGTGGCGGCGCGGCGCATACGCGTTCATGCGGGTTGTCAAGCTGCGCAGGGCTGGCC